TGTAATAGAAGAAAATTTCCAATCAGCATTAAAATATGTTGATTATGAACAAAGAATAGTTGATTATATAACTAAAGTATTTACAGAAAATAATATAATATGAGAAGAAAAGTTTGGTATGCTCCCTACAAACACGAATCGTTTGGAGAAGCAGAAATTAAAGCAGTAGAAGAATCACTTAGAGATGGTTGGTTAGCAGGATTCGGTCCTAAATCTGTTCAATTTGAACAAAAAATAGCCAGAGAATTTGGTAAAAAATATGGTGTATTTGTTAATTCAGGCTCATCGGCATGTTTATTAGCATTAGCAGCTTTAGATTTAGAAAAAGGTAGTGAGGTAATTACACCTGCACTTACATTTTCTACTACATTAGCCCCTATTTTACAATTAGGTTATAAACCTAAATTTATAGATTCACAATTAAAAACTTATGTCCCAAGTGTAACACAAATAATGGATGCTGTTACTGATGAAACTAAAGTAATAATGATACCAAACTTAATTGGTAATAAACCAAATTGGTCTATGTTAAGAACTCAATTAAGTAAAATAAATAGATTAGATATTATATTAATTGAGGATTCGGCAGATACAATTACAGAAACATTACAGACAGACGTATCAACAACTAGTTTTTATGCTTCTCATGTTATTACAGCAGGTGGAATGGGTGGTATGGTAATGTTTAATGATGAAAAATATGTTAAACGCGCTTTAATGTATAGAGATTGGGGTAGAATTGGAGATAATAGTGAAGATATGGGTGATAGATTTGCTCACGATGTAGATGGAATACCTTATGATTATAAATTTTTATATGGTGTTTTAGGTTATAATATGAAATGTGCTGAGGCAAATGCAGCATTTGGTTTAGTCCAATTAGACAAATTTCAAACATATAAAGATGTAAGACGTAAAAATGTAGAACGTTATTTAGATAATTTGCATAATGTTAAGGAAATATTATTACCTGATGATACTATTAAACCAAATTGGTTAGCAATACCACTTCAAACAGAACGTAGATTAGAATTATTAACATTTTTAGAAGAACAAAATATACAAACAAGGGTTACATTTGCAGGTAATGTTACTAGACACCCAGCATATAGAGAATACCTCCAAGATTTTAAGGTAGCAGATGAAGTAATGAAAAATGGATTCTTATTAGGTGCTCATCATGGTATGAATACCGATGATGTAGATTATGTTTGTGATAAAATAAAAGAATTTTTTGGATATGATAAATAAAACAGTTTATATAACAGGTTGTTTAGGTTTTATAGGTAGTTATGTAACTAGAGCATGTTTAGATAAAGGT